CTAGGTGGACCTGCAGGATATGTGGCACCATTCGCATTCGGTATTCCGATCATCGAAGTTCCACTTCTAAATGAGACACAGACTGGTGATTATTCAGCAGCAACTGGCTCACACGGAGATATCCACTTGTCATTCCCAAATAACGTAGTTATTGGAATCAAGCGTGATGTAACTGTTTACCGTTTCTTCTGGCCACGTAAGGACTCAGTCGAGTACACAATGTATACTCGTGTTGGCGTCCAGATCGAACAAGCTGACGCTTGGGTCGTAGTAAAGAACGTAAAAGTAGCTTCATAATAGGATTTAATCCTCACGAAAGGCCCCCAATTAAGTTTGGGGGCTTTTCATTTTAATTTAATAATGCTATAATTGAATAACCTAACAAAGGAGAAGATATGTCATTCGAGACATTAAAAGTAGCAGAGCTTAGAAAAATTGCAGAGGACTTTGCAGTTGACACAGAAGGCTTAAAAAACAAAAACGATATTATTGCCGCTCTGGCGGAAGAAGGCGTAACTTGGTCTGTATATAACAAGACCATTAATAAGATGGAAGAAGAGACAGAAGACATGCTAGAAGAGACTCTACCGAAATTTGATCCAAAAGCAGAACAACCCGAAAACACTGTATTAGTAAGAATGACTAGAGATAACTTTAGGTATGATATTATGGGATTTACGTTCACAAAAGAACACCCATTCGTTGCAATGGTTTCAGACAAGGCTCAAGAAATTTTTGATAAGGAGGAGGGTTTTAGGTTAGCTAATCCAAAAGAAGTGCAGGATTACTACAACTAATTTAACCCTTTATTATGGCAGAGATTTTAATAGGTTCACAATCTCCTATAACACATCAGGTGTTTTGGAACGGAGATGTTGCAACCGCAGACTCTCTGCCAACAGTCAAAGTATATGATGTTACAAGCGATCCGCTAGTAAGCCCTGCCGTACTTCCAACAACTTTATTGGTTACTCTAACATCTGCTTTAGACGAAAATAATCCAGGAACATATTCAGTAAATATCCCATACTCATTAACAAATAGAAATAAAACTTTAAGCGTAAAATGGGAGTATGCAGTAGGCGGAACCGCAGTTGTTCAGTCTTATGAGATTAAGGTAATTACTCCATATATAAATTTTAACAACATTCAAGATCTAGATTTTAGCACAGATCCTTCTGACCCAAACTATAAATCTTACAAAGAATTAATAAAAGCTGAAAGATATGCAAGAAAATTAATAGGACAATATACTGGACAAAGTTTTTATTTAGAAGATAAACTGTATGCAGTGTACGGATTTGACTCAGACACGCTTCCCCTGCCAGCTAAAATAAATTCTTTACATAGTCTTTATGCAAACGATATCCTACTAGTAAATGAAATTACTAATGTTGATAATTGGAATTATCCAGTTCAGATATCTGAAAGCGGATACGGAATTAGAATTAACAGAGCAGCAATGCTAGACAATACAGTCTATACAGCAAACGGTATGGTTCCTCCAACTATTCATGATTATTCAGGCGGATTTCAATCAGGAGTTTGTTATAAAGTCTCTGGTAGATTTGGCTGGGACAAGGTGCCAGATAATGTTAAGTTAGCCGCGACAGAGTTAATGAAAGACTATTTTTCAAAAGAGACTGCTTGGAAAAATAAATACGTAAAATCTATTTCTACTTTTGACTGGGATTTTGAATACACAGGAAGTGCATATACTGGTACAGGTAACGCATTTGCTGACAACCTATTAGCGGAATACGTCTTAACAAACAAGGTAGAAATTATATAATGAATAGCATCATAGATTCTGTCTTGTCTATGAATTTAGATGTTTACAGACAGTCTGAAATTCAAGATGCAGACACTGGGGCAATAGTAAAAGAATTCAATTATTATAAAACAATTCCATGTCATGCCAAGGGAATTATTAGCAATACATCCTCTTTAATTGGTGGGGGAAACAAGCAAAGCTTTTCTAACAAATATGCAGACGAGCAGGTTATTCAAGTAAGAACCGCAGAAAAATTAACTGCTAGAGAAAAGGTTACTAACATCAGAGATGCAGATAATAATGTAATCTGGAATGAAATAAACTATCCTAGTGAGACCCCAACCGTTTTTGAGGTAATGGGAACAACTCCAATATTGGATCCATTTGGCCATGTGATAGCCTACAACTCTTCTATGAAGAGATCGGAGAACCAGAGAATTGGACTATAGCAAACCTTTACTTCAAGCAGCCAGCAGCCTTGAAAGGCTGATGATTGGAAGCGGACAAAACGATAAAATAAAAGACAGCAATGTGGCTCAGATCTCTGCTGCAATTTATTACCAAGCAAATGTGATAGCTAAATTAACTTCAAGCAAAAAGTTTAAAGACAAATTTAAGTCTGTTATATTCTCTCAAATATTAAAAGATTTTGGAAACTACGTAGACTCTCAAGCTAGATCTAAGCCTAGGGCTCTTCATCATATGTATGAATGGAAAAGGGTTGGAGACGCTGACGCCAGACTGTTTGATTTAAAAATGATCGATGGTCAGGGTATTTCTTTTAAAATAAAGTATGACTATAAAAACTCTACATCCTTCGTTCCGACCAAGCAAAGCAAGAGAAAACACGTTTTCGTAAGTAAGGCGTCTATCATGGAAGCTGGGATGCCTCTAAAAATCGCTCCACGCCATTCTGAGAGGCTAGTATTTGAATCTGATGGTATTACAGTCTTTATGCCTAAAGGGGCCTCAGTGACCGTACAGAGGCCTGGAGGAAGCGGTGTAATGAATCAGTTTAAGCTAAGACACAGCATATTCTTTAGAGGTCAATTAGTTAATCAATCTATCAAGTCTTCTGGCTTTCAAAAGATATTTAATTCTTCTCTCACGAAAGCACTTAAATTACCCCCTTCAATTAAAAAGGTTCAGTATTCATTTAGCGCAAATTCAATTAGGTCTATGGCGGACTCATCAGTAGAATCAGCATTTGGAGGTTCAATGATATGACAGCTAACTATAAATTAGATGCAATGCTAGAACTTAGAAAGTTTCTATGGAGCAGTCTAAAAACCGCAGGCATATTTGATGACGAAGATTATTATAGCGATAATCTAAATGAAAGCATAGTCCCAATTATTCCAGTTCAACAGGCAGCAGAGATGAATCAATTCTTGAGCGGTAAAAAACATATCGTTTATGACAAGATAGGAATGTCATATGAGGACAACTGGGCAATATGTTGCGAACAGATGCTATTCACCATATATGCTACTGAGATTTCAGATATCAATGAGATTAGAAACTTTATGACGGATCAGTTTAGAAGAATGGATGATTCAGCCAGAGATGTAAATCAATTTGCAACCCTATCTAACAAGTTTAGGTTTCACAGCATCTTTATAGCAGACATATCCCCAACAGAGCCTTCCGAGGAAATCCAGGGGTTCTTTTCAGCAGATGTCATACTGGAGGTCAAATACTCTAGGGTATTAGACTCCGTAGGCAGATTTTTGTAATTTGCCTTAAAGCCCCTTATAGACTAAAATTAGACTAGAGGAAAAGGCCTAGCCAGCCAACATTTTTTTAGAAACCACAGGAGGTGGAAATAAATATGGCAATTCAAAATACAGGTAATGCCAGAAACATTCTAGTAGGAGCATCACCATTGTTCCTTTCAAGTGAAGACATTACAGAGTCAACATATGTTGAGAACGCAGAGCCAAATTATGGATCAGCAACATCAACAGTAAAGGTACCGTCATTCGCATCAGGAGTTTCATACACAACTACATTAAATGCAGCAGTAGATACAGCAACAAGTCTAGATGGTGTATTCTACTATCGTAACGTAGGATTTACAAATAATGGTCTTCAAATTACTTACAATCCAACATTCGATTCAGTAACCGTAGATCAGTTACTTGATACAGCAAAACTGTTCAAGTCTGCAATGGAGGTTATGATTGCAACAGAAATGTCAGAAGGCACACTAGAGAACGTTCAAGTGGTTTTCGGACAAAAAGCAAGTACATTAGCATCAGCAGGTACAGGCGTAACAGCAACAAAGACTTTAGGTCTTGAGGCAGGTGCACTTGGTGCAGCCCCAACAGAGCGTCAATTAATTGCAGTTGGACAAGCTCCAACAGCATCAGCAACAGCAACAGAGCGTGTATATTATGCACGTCGTGTTCTGTCTGTTCAGCAATCAGCTTTCTCTCTAGCACGAAGCACAGCAACCACATTTCCAGTAACCTTCCGTCTTCTTCCATCAGGTAGCTCAAGCTACGTTGGATCAGAGTACGGCAAGATTATTGACCGTGTACTAACAGCATAATAATTTAATTAAGTTATTAACAGGGCCCCCAGAAATGGGGGCTTTCTGCTTGTGTTAGAAAATTAAGGTTGCTATAATAATTAAGACTATCCAAGGAGGATAAATTGGCTACAACAGTATATAACGTAGAAGAAATCACCCTACAAAGCGGTGACAAGGTTAATCTAAAGCCTTTAACAATTAAAGCGCTTAGAAAATTTATGACAGTTATTGCAAAAACTTCATCCTCAAAAACAGAAGATGAAACACTAACAATTTTAATGGAAGCCTGTGCAGTTGCGATTGAATCACAACTACCAGAGCTAGCAGCTGATATGGACAAACTTGAAGGAGCATTAGACATGCCAACCATCAACAGAATCCTTGAGGTGTGCGGCGGAATTAAACTTGACGACCCAAACCTAGGAGCGGCAGCAGTTCTAGCTGGTCAGAACTCGATCTAGCCGCCTTGGAGGGCGAAGTATTTCTTTTGGGTAATTGGAAAAATTACCAAGAACTAGAAGAAAATATTTCGATGCCAGAGTTAATTCAAACTTTTAAGTCTATGCAGAAAACAGAAGAAGAAAAAAGAAAATTCTTAGCTTCTCTTCAAGGCGTAAACTTAAATGAAGAAGTACAGGAAGAGGGTCCCACCTTCGAAGATATAAAAAGAAGAGCTCTTGGAATATCAGCATCAGAAGACGATGTTGTTTCATTACAAGGACCTTACGCAGCAAGTGCTGGGTTCGGTATCGGAGAAGGATTAGGATACTCTAAGGAGTAAAATAGTTAAATGGCTGATGAACAAATAGTAACGAATATAGTCGCTACTTCTGATTTTTCAAATCTTATTGTAGATCTCAATAAGGTTTCATCAGCATTAACTAAATTACAAGATAAATTACAAGCCACCAATAAGACCTTAGCCGCCCAAGTTGCGGTAATGAATAGGTCTTTTGCCGACACAATAAGAAGTACTGGCCAGTTCTCAACACACTTCGTTAGCCTAACATCAGATGTAGATAAGTTTGGACAACAGCTAGACAAGGGCCAAATGAAGTTAGGCCAGTTCTTCAGAACATATGCCGCTCATGCAAAAACTAATGGTGGATTAGTCAGAGACCTAGCAAAGCAACAAGTTCAATTACAAAATTCTATTTTGCAACCATTGGGAAGAAACGCCGAAGGGTTAATGCAATACAACGTACATATCCCAAGAGGATTAGACGTAGTAAAAAACAAGACAGCAATTGCAAGACAAGAGTTAATGATCATGAACAAGATGGTTCAAGAGGGCGCAAACTCTTTAATTAACTGGGGTAAGAACACACAGTGGGCAGGTAGACAATTAACTGTAGGATTAACAGTTCCGATAGCAGCATTTGGAAAAGCATCAGCCGATGCGTTTAGATCTGCAGATGAGCAGCTAGTTCGTTTAACAAAAGTTTATGGCGGAATAAGTCAGACATCAAGCTCTGAGTTATTAAAAGTAAGAAAAGATGTTGTAGAAACTGCAAGACAAATTTCTAAATCTATGGGAGCTGGATTCAATGAAACAATTGGTCTAGCAGCAGATATTGCGGCAACAGGTAAAACAGGAAACGATTTATTAAAATCAGTTCAAGAAACAACAAGACTTGCTGTACTTGGTGAGGTAGATCGTCAAGAAGCAATGAAGGCAACATTAGCAATTCAATCAGCATTTAAACAAAATACAGAAGAGCTAACTGAAACAATTAACTTCTTGAACGCAGTTGAAAACCAGACATCAACTACTCTTAATGACTTAGTAGAAGCAATTCCAAAAGCAGGTCCTATTATTCAAGGTCTTGGAGGAACTGTTCAAGACTTAGCTTTATATCTAACAGCAATGAGAGAAGGCGGAGTAAATGCTTCAGAAGGAGCAAACGCTCTAAAGTCAGCACTAGCTTCTTTAATTAACCCAACAAATGTTGCTAAAGATAAGTTCTTATCATTTGGAATATCTTTAGAGAATATTGTAAATAGTAATGCTGGGAATACTACAGCAACAATATTAGAATTACAATCAGCTCTAGACGCTTTGAATCCATTGCAGAAGCAACAGGCCTTGGAGCAATTATTCGGTAAGTTCCAGTTTGCTCGTATGAATGCTTTGTTTGAGAACCTTGGAAGACAAGGAAGTCAGACTCTTCAGGTATTAGATTTAATGAAAGCAAGTAGTCAAGACTTATCTAGTTTGGCAGGACGAGAATTAGCGCAGGTAACAGAGTCTGCTTCTGGTAGATATCGTAGAGCATTAGAAGGACTTAAGGCTGATTTAGCGGCAGTCGGAGATCAATTCTTAACTATTAATACACACCTTATTAACTTCGTTGATGGTATTTTAAAATTTGTTAATAGACTTCCAGATCCAATAAAGAAGGTGCTTGGCGTACTAGGAATGTTTACCGCTGCAGCAGGACCTTTGATTATGTTAACTGGTGTACTTGGCAACTTCTTTGGATACATAATAAAGGGCGTCTCTCATATGAGGGCTCTGTTTAAAGGTGGAGAAGGATTTAAACTTCTAACCCCAGAAATTTTAGCTGCTCAAAGAGCGGGAGATTTAGTAGAAAAAACATTCTACAGCGACGCTAAAGCAGCAGCAGTATTAAAGCAATCAATTGCTGCCTTATCAGCAGAATTTACTCTTCTACAACAGAGAGCAAACTCAGCAGCAATTTCAGTTAATCCAGCAATATCTACAGCAGCAGGAAATGTTATTATTGGCGGTCAAAGAGTTGTAGATCCAAACAATCCACGTGTTGGAAAAATTGGAACAAGAGCTGCGGGACATCATAATCCAGTTTCTATTATGGATTCAAATGCTAGAGTTAATCAAACAATCCACTCTTTCACTCCACAACCAATACCTGTAAATAATAAAATTGGCGCTGTTCCGCAAATATTTGCAGATGGAGATTTGCCAAAAATTGAAGGTCTAACAACCTCTAGAGGTGTTTCAACAGGAATAGTTGCGGGAGAAGCTGCAAAGCACCATGCTCTTATGGGAACTCTATCTATGCTTTCAAAAAGAGAAACTGCAGAATTAAAACATCAAATTAAAACAACTGGATCATTTAGCACAGATATAAACACTACCTTTGCCGCACTTGTTCCAGAGATGACTAAATTAACTACTAACGCAGCAAGACAATCAGCTGCTATAGTTCAACAACTTCAAGCAGGAAAAATTACAATGGAAGCTGCTCGTGCAAAAATTATTGCAATAAATGCACAACTAGAGTTAATGATGGGACAAGCAACAACCCAGGTCGCAACAAGTTTAGGAAGAACAGCTAATCTAACTCAAGTTCCTTTAATTAATCAGCCTATCGTTAGCCCTAAGGGCAAGGCCAACATAAAAGAAATATTTAGAAAAGGAAGACCTGGAGCGGAAATAATTGATAGAATTGCAAGGGTACTGGGCGTAAAGACTTACGGAGCAGGATACTCAACAGAGACAACAATTCCTAAAATGAAACGTGGAGGAATTGTTCCAGGAACTGGTAATACAGATACATATCCTACAACTCTTCCAGAGGGTTCATTTGTTGTAAACAAGCAGGCTACAGCAAAAAATATGGACATTCTTGGTCCAATGATGGGAATGAATGATGGCGGTCAAGTTCCAGTAATGCTTACCCCTGGAGAAGCAGTAATCGATCCAGCAACAGCACAAGCAAATCTAGGAATGCTAAATTCAATAAATGGTCCAGGGTCTAGTGGTCTAGGGCGTAACTTGGGTGGCGGAATAAGAAGACTTCCTAGCGGAAGAATGATTATCCCGTCTACATTAATTTCAAGCATGTGGAGAAAAGTTTCTGGCAGAGGCGGATCTACACCAAAACTGGATTATGAGCCAAAAGGAAACTCAGGAACATTTGGCGGAAATGTAGCAGGCCGTAGATTTTCAGCAAGCACAACAAAAATTAATAAAGATATGGAAACCGTTGGAGTAGATCCTAGAATGCTTTTAGCATCTATAGGTGCACGTGGTGGCGGAGCTAGAACATCAACAGATGTATTTTTAGCTGGACTAGCTAAATCTGGAATAATTTCTAAGCAAGAATATAAAAGGCTATCAAAATCTGTATTTGATAATTATGCAAGAAGAATTCTGTCAATGGATTCTGTCACAGACAAAAATAATCCAATATGGTCAGTTTCAAATAGCGTTCTGTCAAGAGAACTTTCAGGAAACCCAACAGCTATGGCATTCTGGAGAGAGTACTCAAGACAGCCAGGATCCTTTGCAGATACATCTAGAAGAAGTTCAAGTAATTTCTTAAACAAACTAACATTAGATGGACAAACTGCAAATTTTGGAAACCTAGAGGCATCTGGATCAAATAAATTTTATCATGCTAAAGAGGATTTAAATCCTTTTACGCAGCAAATGAATTCATTATTTAATCCGCAGCCACTTCCTCCAATGCAAGGAAGATTTAATACAGCTGTTCGTGGTATTCACCCAAATAATTATTCTATTAATTCGCATAGCAGAATGACAAATCTTGGAATGCCTTTAAAAAAGACAGCAGATGGTTGGGCAAACCCAAGATATATTGGACCAGATCCACATAGCGAAGCCTTAACTAAAAAATGGAGAAGTGGTTACAACCGTGGCGGAATGGTTTCAATGCCACAAGCACTTCCAGTTCCACCACAAAATGGAAAATACAATATGGGCGGAATGGTTCAAGGTTACAACCGTGGTGGAATGATTGCACAAATGTTACTACCAATGCTTGGATACATGGGTGGACAATCAATAGGAACTCAAGTTGGTGGCACAGGTGGAGGCTTTGCTGGTGGAATGATTGGATCAATGGTTCCTTCAATGCTTATGGGAGGCATGGGATCAAATAGAACTAAAACGGCTCCAGGCTCTGATGAGGCTTATGAGAAATATGGAAATACTCTAGGGAAATCAGTATTAGCAAATAATAAATTTTCATTATCTTTAGCAAATTCAGCGGCACAAGGATCTAAGGTATCTAGAGTTCTTACTACCCTTATAGGAGGATTAACAAAAACAAATTTTATAGTAGGCGGAGTAACACTTGCCCTAGGAGCTGGATACTCAGCATTTAGGAATTATCAAGAAGGAGTTAGACTAAACGTATCTACTTTTGGCCTTACCGCTGCAGCTGCAGAAAAAGCTGGGCTAAAAGTAACAGATTATAATTCAGCTATCAAAGATTCTATTGGCACAATAAATGCAACTATTGAAAGAAATAAAATGCTTTATGATAGCATGAACTCTGCTGGAATTCCAATTAAGATGACCATAGAAGAATACAAAAAATTAAAAGAAGAAGTTAAA